AGTGGTCAAACTACATCGTTCCTTACAAGAAAGTAAAACATGAAAAGAAGAACATTGAGAGAAGATATCTCTCCGAGTTCGATGAAATTCAGGCATATGCCCACTGTGTATTACTTGATTTCAAAGTCTATAAACCAACCATCTCCACAGAAGAACTAATCAATAGAGCCAAATACTCTAAGGATTCTACCACTCTTAACTACATCCTCAAAGCATTCAATTACGACTATCGTAATAACGCTGCAATTCCTAAACTGATGCAGCAGATTGCCAAGTGGGATCGTAAATACCACAGAACTATCCGAGCATCTCGTCGTCCTAAATAATAGGTTATAAAACCTATTGTTAATGGATAAAATGGCGGAACCACAAAATTATTCAATCGAAACTCTAATCACAGCATTGGCTGATGTCGGTTATGTAGATGTCAAAAAGCTGAGTGATAAGAAAGTGGCTGTTCTTACAGACAAGAATAGAGTCTCCACGCTTGAAGATATCCAAATTAAACTAAGAGGACAATACGATCCAACACCATCATCTGAATCTTCAGTTGGTCGTGTAAAGGTTCAACAATTTCAAATTCTTGCCAAGCCTGCAGGAAAACAAGGTAAGGCATCTGCTGGTGTTGGTAATGAAGATTTTCTAATCGACTGGATTAATGATACTGCAAAAACTGGTCCAATCAATGTAATCTTTAAATCACCGAATAATACATATGTAGTTAATGGCTGTAAGAAAGCAACATCAGTTGGTACTGACACTGCTGGAAGAAAAAAGGCAGATGTGATTCTTGAAGATATAGCTGGAGTTAAATACTCTATTTCTATTAAGAAAGATGATGCCGAAACTTGGGAGTCTGCTGACTCATATTTTAGCGCAGAAGCCAAAGGTATTATTGATAAAGCAGTGGATGCCAAGAGAACTAAATTAGTAAAGCATACCACTTATTATACGATAGAACCAAACATAGCAGTCAAAGCCAAATTGACTGAGAAGAAGGCAGTAGTATTTGGTTCAGATTTAATTCCAGGTGGTGCAGTTATCACTAAGACATTTGCATCTTCATCTTTTAGTCAAGAAGATGATACATTGACAGTAACTGTCTCTAATATCATAACTAAATTAGAACATGTCTATGGTGACAAAGATGTTTACTTCCTTATCCGTAATGATAAGACAAGAAAGAGTATTAAAGAATATCCAGGAATTAGAGTACTGGCTTCCTATAAAAAACGCATTAATAAAAATGTAATTGTAGTCGAGAGATAAAAACCTATGTTAAATTTCAAATCATTTCTTAAAGAAGAAGCACTAAACGAAGACTTGCTCTTAGAAGCAGAATCTTCATCTGTAGAATCAGATGATAAGGGTAAACTCCATGAGTTACTTTTAGCAAAGTATCTGCATCCAGAACAAAAACTTCCAGAACATCATCGTTCATTTTCTGATAATCCAGACCATGCTGGTACACCAGAACAAGTTCATCAGAAATTACTAGAAAAAATTCCAAAAGCAGCATACGATGAAATTGATAAACATGCTAAACAATCTGCAGAAGCATTTAAACAAAGCATGAAAGATCAAGGACATACTGGTGAACATGCTCATATTGGTAATGTTCACTGGACCTCAAATGCTGACAAAGAAGGTAAACCAGGAGACCATTTTAAAACAGTAAAAGATGCAAATGGTAATGGTGTATCAGATCCAAATTCAAACGCTGATTTAATCGTCACATTACATGACAAAGAAGGTAAGCCAGTTGGTTATCATGGTATCTCTGCTAAGTATGGATCCAATGAGCCAAACTATCGCAATCCAGGACTTGATGCATTAGAGAAGACTGCCAAGTTGTCATCAGGTGCTCTTGCTGCTCCAATGCAACACCACACTGATGCCATGGAGAAACTAGGTTACACTGGTTCTGCTGATCAAAGAAATATACAAACTAAAATTGATGAGATGCCTATCAATGACATTCGTCAGAAACATGCAGAAGGTGTTGCTGCAATTCAAGCAGGTAAGAAACTCTCTGGTAAAAAGAAAATCATGCATGAACACTTGGAGAAATTTATTCAAGCACACGATGCATTACCAGAGAAGAAACAAGAAGCATTTCGCCAACAAGCAAGTCAAAGAGCATCAACTGCTCGTGCTTCGAACCTTGCAGCAAGAACTGAGATGACTCAATCATTTGCTGCAGGCATGGCACAACACAAGTCAGAAGATTTAGCAAACATCATTCGTCAGAATGTGTCTCCGAATACTCATATTCCCCATACAGTTGTGCACAGTAAAGTTAAAGAAAGCGGAGAAGCAGAATCCGTGATTAAACCAATGCACAGTTTAGCCGATGAACATTTGTCGCAATTTAAGCCAGATTCTTTACATGTAGTTCCAGGAAAAGGAACATCAGTTACCATTAAGGGTATCCACGCTAAGACTGGCAAGCCAGTAGTTGCTGCACGCTATACAATTAAATCATCCTCTGGTGCTCATAAGAGCGCAGTAGGCACGTTCAAGTTACAATAATCCCCTCAATTCTGTAGGGTTATTGTTTGACAATTATTGCAACTTAGGGTATAATAGTAATATGATGCTAGGATTTAAAGACTTTTTGACTGAGGCTGCACCGACTGAAGAGGGTGCAAAACTTAAACACATTACTCACGCTGAGGATCGTCCACTGTTCCACGGAGCAGACGGATTCAATCATGCGTATAATGCTTTACATGCAGCACACTTTCATACCAAACAAGGTATGAACTCTAACAAATTGACAATGAAGTATGATGGTTCACCATCTTTGGTTTATGGACATCATCCAGAAACTGGTAAATTCTTTGTAGCATCAAAGTCTGCATTTAATAAAAATCCAAAGTTAAATTATACACCTGAAGATATAGAAAAGAATCATGGACATGCTCCAGGTCTTGTAGAAAAACTTAAAGCAGCATTAGAACATGCACCAAAGATTGCACCAAAGAAAGGTGTATTTCAAGGTGATGTGATGTTCACTAAACCTGATCTTAAGAAAGAAGGAGATAAAACTTCTTTTACACCAAACACTATCACTTATACTGCAAAAGGTGATAAGGCTGCAGCAATTAACAAATCTAAATTTGGTTTAGTTACTCATACCAAATACGAAGGAACTAACCTAAGTAACATGCGTGCAACTGGTAATGTTTCTGAAAATGATTTCGGTTCTCACCCAGATATCTTTCATCACACTGCCAGTTACGATGCTGGAGGTGCAAAGTACTCTGAACAATCTCAACAGAAAGTGCTTAGTGAATTATCCAAAGCCAAAACTATTCATGAGACTCATGGTGATAAAATGTACAAAGCGATTCACCCAGAACATAGTGGTGAGTCTGGACACCTAGCCACTTATATCAATCAAACAGTTCGTACTGGTGAAACACCTTCCACTGAAGGATTCTCTAATCATGTTTCTTCTCAGCTAAAGAAGAAGTTTGATAAGATTAAAACTCCTGCTAAGAAACAAGAGATTATTAATGATGCTGATGCACAATTAAAACATATCGACAAAAACAAAGAACACTACGATAATCTACTAAAGATGCATGGTCATCTTACCAATGCCAAGAATGAATTAGTAAATAGTCTAGAAACAAACGAAGGTTCTTATGCTCATGCTATCGGTGGTGTTGCATCGAAGCCAGAAGGTTTTGTTTACAATCATACTCACAATGGTGTCACAGAGCCAACCAAGTTAGTCAATCGCAAAGAGTTTGCTCGACAGAATTTATTGAAGTCTCGTGGTGCACCAAAGACAGATGAAGTTCATCACACAATGGCATTTGGTCGTATGAATCCTCCAACTGCTGGTCATGAAAAACTTGTTCAACATATGCACGACACTGCCAAGAAATTTGGTGGTGATCATACTCTAGTTCTGTCTGGATCCCACGATACAAAAGATGGTAAGAATCCTCTATCTCCAGAGCAAAAACTAAAACATGCTAAGAATGCATTCCCTGGAACTAATGTTGTAGTTGCAGATAAAGATAAGCCAACTCTCCTACACCAAGCATCTGAATTACATAAACAAGGTGTGACTCATCTACACTTTGCTGGTGGTTCAGATCGTGCTCCAATGGCAGAGTTACTCAAGAAGTATAATGGAGTTAAGGGTGCTCATGGTCACTATGACTTTAAACATATTTCTTTTGAGAATGCTGGTGAACGAGATGAAAAAGCCAAAGGTGTTGCTGGTGTCTCTGGAACTAAACTAAGAGAGTTAGCATCATCTGGTAAGAAAGAAGAATTCCATTCTCATCTATCTTCACAGATGAAACCTGAACACAAAGATGAATTGTACAACGATCTTAGAAAGGCTATGAAATGAAGAAACTGATTCTAATTTTAGCAGTAGCATTATCAGGTTGTGCAGTAATCTTTCCTAAGCCACATGACCCAGTTATGTTTGGTCA